GCACGAAGCCTATCATCTGGAATGAATTCGACGATCGGCTCCATTTTGATGAACGGGGCATCGATAACTTCGAGCTGATCTGGATTATGAAGAGCGATATATGTCCAGATACCCTTTGCTTCATCAAAGAAGCAGTGTGGAACACATTCACCTATAATAAGAAATTCTTTCACCATGTACTCAAGGATTTTGAGTACCTGAGTCTCACGGCACATCGTCTCAAACGCTTCCTTAATCTCACCAGTTACACCCTCACCGGTAAGTTGGAAGTCAGACCATGGCATCTGAGACATCATGTCGGTACAGTTACCGACTACAGGATCGAGTTTATAGAAGAGACGCCAATAACGATTCGCAAGAATGCGATGCACCGGATATTGTTGCCTGTCAGGAGATTCAAATTCTGGCTGGTATGGACGCTGTGGCGTCATCATTGTGCCGTTTCCAGGACCGAAACGACCCATACCATTACTAAAGCCAACACCTGTTGGTGAATTTGCTGTTTTGCTCTGACGAGGAGCTAACTCAGCACCATCTGGCAGCAGCCCTTCAAAGAATGATCTAGAGGCTCTACCCTCAGAATTGGATAATCCAGGTAAAAATTGCTCCATCCTATCCCCAAGACTTTCAATCGTCTGTGGGGTTAGACCATGAGGCATATCAGCTGCAGCCGCTTGTTTACGTGGATCTCCGCTTCCGCCCTTGATAATCATGCGGATCTCCCACGTTTGATGCTTTCATTTTCAGGACGCCTACGAATTTCGCGGCTTTCTCGGTCTTCTGTACCATCGGTGAATTCAGCATCAAATTTGTCATCTTCAGGCCAAACATCTTGAGTTCCAGCCTGCTGCCGATGTAACCATTCTTTGTCTGACAGATGAGAATTTGGATCGTTATTCAGATCAGTTCTTCGTTCACGAAGTCTTTTGATAGCCATATCTAGATTAAAGGCATACTTCTTGATTGCCTCTTTAACTACAGGCTGTGTGGCAGTTGGTGGCGCATTTTCTAATGGACCCCAACCCCAAGCAGAAGAAGGAAATTCTTTAACCTTCTGCTCCATACTTTCATCGATTGGTCTACGCGGATCTGCTGGGCCATATTTGGCCTCAACCTGTGCGAGAAGTTCTTTATTGGTAAGCATAGCTCGAACTAAATCATCTACCACACCAGTATAATCTTTACTAAAATCAACATATTTAGCAAGCCATTTGGCAGTTTCATTGATGTTTGCATCTTGAATCACTTTTACTGCCAAATCTGAATACGAAGCAATTTTAATAACCCAAGCCCTTTTTGCTTCAATTGTTTTTAATTTTTCATAATATTTTGGATCTTCTGTTAGATGATCCATTGCAATTTCTAGGGCCAAAGATTCATCGTCTGTATGTTCAAGTTCTACTTCAACACCACTGGCAAGCGCTGTTTGATCAAAATCTTTTGGGCTTTTTTCATCAGCTAAGCCACCAGGAAGTTTATCCTTCTCCTCTTCTGGAATAGCATCGTCCTCACCACGTCGATCTTCTGGTTCACCGTACAGAGCATGTTTAAGCTTATCTACAGAGACCTCACGCACATCACCTAACATGTATGATGGCATGTGCTGCAAGTAAACATCTACAGCTTCACCTTCTGAATCTACACCAAGCACAATCTTGTCTTCATCATATTCGCCGTCATGATTAAGCTGCTCAATAATATATCCTTTGTCTGATCTGCTATCTCGATCTGCAAGATAGATATCGAGTTCTTCACCATCATTACCCATAATATCATGAGCATAACCATAATCGGCTTTCATATGGGTAATATACGAATCCTGACCTTCATATGAGCGAATCGAGCCAGCAGGCCACTCAATATTTACTTTGATTCCATGAAAATCTACTGAATCTTTAATTGGATCATTTGCTTTTTTCGATAATTTATCTTGCACGGCGTCGATTACCATATCCCAATCGCCAGCAAAGGCTGGAATTGACTTATCATCTATAAAAATATGAGCTGGCGGTTTCTTACCAATATATATATCTGAAAACGTAATGTCTTGCAAGATTAATTCTTCTTCGAGCTGAAATTTAAGCAGGTCCTCTGGTGACAAACCAAGTGCTCGAGAAGCCTTCGACTCTTCATCAAAATACTGTCTCGCTGTCCAGATAGACACACGAGCCCCACCATCAACTAATTCTTGAAGAGCTTCCCTCGGGCCAATTCGTCCTTTGCCAGGTAAAATCTCTCCAAATAAATGGTTGCCGTTTTGATCTTGATATTCTCCGGGGGACGATAGGAGCGTACCGTCGAGATCGACACAGATCCATACTTGGTCTCGATTACTCTTTCCGATATCATCTTCTGCTCTTCTTTGTGCAACTTTTTCATTGTGTCTGGAACTATGTAAAACAATGTTTCTTTCGTTTTGGTCGGTATCTTCGTATCTTGAATTGACAGGTCCGTTTCCGTTGGAATAGGGGGCGTATACTGGATCTTTGAGGGTGTCAATATCATCATTATTTGACTCAGATTCACCAAGTTTCAAATCGCGATCTTCAAATTGATTATCATCATGATACGAATCACTCCACATACCATGTTGTGTTTCATCCTGTTTTATTTTAGAAGTCTCACGCTCAGTAGTAAGCTGAGTAAGACCCTGGCCAGTATCAGCCTGTCTTGGACGTTTATACTGGTCAAATTCAGGGCCAGTGTTTTTACTGTCCTGAATCTCGCCTGCAGGAAACTCTGATGGGAAGCTGAGAGTCTGTTGTCCACCAACATCGCCGCCTGTCTCCTTGTCGACGATGTTTACATCAGACAATTTAGCTACAGTTCTACGAAGGTCGCGTAGCTCCAAGTGTCTCGGATAAAAGCGACGCAATCTCATAGAACTCCAATTCTCTATGGTCCGGGACGAGGGCTATGGAGAAATTAACTTCATCTCTACGTAACCCTCATTCCGGTGGTCATGAGTACCCAGGCTTCTTACAAATTAGCTATTGACGGTTACCCGCCAGAGCTAACAAGAGCCATCAAGACTTTGGTACCATCGTATGTGCCGGCAGAAGCATCAATACCACTGGTGCTCTTGCCTGTGGCAACCACTGGTGATGTCTGACGAACACCACCGAGCCACACGTGCTTAACAGCAGCGGCAGCGTCGATATCGAATGGCATACCAACTACAGTACCATAGCCAACGACGATCAGGTCAGTGCCAAGCTGTTCACCAGTGCTACCACTGATCACCGCACTCAAAACCTGAGCAAAAATCTTGGTGCCGACCAAGGTTTTACCACCACCAGCCGCATTTGGTTGCATCGTCTCAACAACCGTACGACCCTGTGGGTCCTTACCAGTAATGGTCAAAAGACCAGCTATTGAGTTGTTGGCATCGGTGAGTGTAGCGGTAACGTTACGTGGTACAGTCGGCTGAGCTACCAATGTAAGCGAACCATTGGCCCAATCAACAGATGCAACCAACCCATTGGCGGCTGCTAGCGATGGTTGACCAAGGAAGAGCTGGCTCGCACTGGTGCTCTCAGTAGCTGAATCAGTAGCTTCTGCTTCTGACTTGAGACTGATCTTGTTTGCGGTCACGAGCTTTGCCACTTCATTGTTGGCATTTAGCTCGTCCATAGAGACACCATACTTCTCGCCAATTTCCACCACACCACCAGGTGTGAGTGTTTCGCGAATGATGGTCTCCTGGACCTTGAAATCCAGCGACAACTTACTGCTGGTTAAATTTGTTACATTTACTTTAGACATTGATGATCTCCTGTTTTTAGGGTACTCAGACCCGTCTGTAGATAGTCAAGTGTGTGACCATAACTGTAATACCAGTATGGTATACCTTAACTACCATCTGCGCCTGTTCCCGATATTACCCATTCGACCTGGGCTAAATACAGTACCTGCCCCGCCCAACTGGTACTGTTGCCCACCAACCTCTTCTCGTTTTAGGCGCGCTTCGCGGGAACGCACTTTAGCACCAGTTGGCATAATTTGAGAATCCTGACATAGTTTATGCAGATGCACCAAAACAACTGCTACGTCGTCAGAATTGTATCCGCGTCGTTTACCTTTTTGTGGATTATATATCTTTGAATCATCGATAGCGCGCTCGAGGCGTTCTAACTCATACAAACCAACTGCCTGTGCTGACTTAAACGGAGGATCAAGCTCATCATCACCATCTTGTTTAGGAAGTAATCGAACACGCCCCATAATCGCATCTGATACAAATTTAATGTAATCTGGTGGCTTTAAGCTTTTTTGCTCAGCACGTACGCCTTCATTTCTAATATGTTGTATGAGAGTAATACTATTCCATCTATCGAACTCAACTTGAGAAATCTTGTGATATTTCTTCTGAAATTTGATAATATCAATACAACTATCAAACCACACTTCTTGATCATTCGATGGTAGGACTCTCATTACCCAATCAACTACAGTAATGAATTCTTGAACACCTTCTTCTACTTCCTTTATTTCTAAATGCCCACATGCGCCAGTAAATGAGTCAAATGTGGCGCCGGCATCAAAAACTATGTATCTTGGTACATCGCGACGGAGCTTACAATCCGTCATTATTGCCTTATGATATCTTTGGCCCGTCTTATCGATAAATGGCATAATCTCAATTGTAGCTGTTGGCTCAAGAGCTACCTCAACTGCATGAGATTCAAATTTGTCAGCATCACGAATTAATGGATTTGCAGCAAGTGGTGGCTTAGCACCAAAGTCACGCTCTGTACCTACTGGATCTTTTGTATACGCCTCATCATAATATTCACGCTTTTCTTCTGGATTAAAATCCCAGGTAGCATAATGGAACGAATACATACTACCGAGATTGGTTGACTGGTAGAGCAGCTCCATACCTTTATCATCAACCGAAATAGGTGATGAAATGGAGGCCATCAAACCCATCCAAGAGATGAGATTGCGATTTAATACTGTTGAACGCACAGTGCGAAGGGAGTTCTCCATAACACGGTATGCTTCTTCAGCACCCATTGACGATTCTGTTTGTTTGAAACGACTTAATTCGTCAACGAACGAAGCAATACGTGTACGACCGGCAAGACCACCAGAGTTTGAGTTCTTGGAATTAAACTTAACTCCAATATGACCATTTTCGATTTCTCTGGTCGTCTCTTTATATTCCCACTTCTCCATACCACGTGGGGTAGTTTGGTAACCTTCCTCTTTTTTCACCCATACAACATATCGTTGAAACCAAGGTGAATCGTTTCGCATACTGCGGTAGTACGCCCAAATAGTGTCGTTTGACTGGACTTCAGTTGAAGCAATATAGGTTACTTCAAATGGTTGTTTAGGCAACAACCCGAAGTAGTCCGCAAACCGCTTCTCAATGAGAGATATATTAATGAGACGATGTTCTACCCAGCACCCAACCATTGCAACGGTAGCGGTCTTACCAGAACGCATTCCGACAATACCGTGCAACTGATTATATTTGAATAATGCCTTATCCTCTTCAAGTTCAGTGCGAGTTGACTTGCACTTTGGACATTCATCATCGTTGTATTGTGTTGACCAAACGAGCAGAGCTTCAGATTCTAAATATTCACGTCCTTTATCCCAGCAATCGACGGCCTCTGGCTTCATCGGATTGCAGATAGGACAACGAATTTGAAAGAAGTCTCGTAGGACCTGATATTGACGAGTGTACTTGAAAACACTCGGGATATTAAGATAATTCGGGTATGCTATGAATTCAATAACATTTGGGGCAGGGATCGCCAGAAAGTCCTTCTCTGGGTCATGTTTGATGCGTTTCTCATTGATCAGAGCTGACGCAGCAATCGACCCAATAGAAGACTTAATATCTGACGATCCCTGTTCACCAATCGTACTCAAATGAACTTCTTACCGCGATCTCATATTTGGCGGCAAATGAGTTGCAGTCTCAATTCCTGATCTAGCTGCACGAAGCTTCATCAAAATATCATCAAAAGCAGAGATAAACTTCTCATCATCTACCTGAGATATTGATATCCACTTCAATTTCAAATTACCGACTTTGAATGTTTGGAGAACAGGTGCCATATTGAATTGCACCTGTGATTGGTTTGGATCTGGTGATGGTAAAACACGCTCAATTACCATGAGCGGATCTTTGATTGTTACCGAACTATCGGTTTCTTCTACACTCTCACCAATGAATTGTCGACCCACCCTGTCCACAACAAGGAGGATCTTCTTACCCTCAGACATGATAACTCCCTACCCGCGAAATGCGGGACTCCCCTTTCGGGGGTTACAGCAATCCCTGTAATGCTTCTCCGGCTTGTTCCGGATAACGTGAAGAGATTGCGTCTTTGATATCCACGTCCTGATACCCTTCACGGAGCATCTGGCGGATCTCATGCTTCACCTGGTCTACGGTAGCGGCCCTTCTAGAGCCGCTCTTTGACCAAGAAGCCTGTTCGATTGGCATGGCATCGGCAATAGCGTGAACTGACCAGCCCTCTGTATTGAGTTTCTGTGCCAACAATGTACTGCCCATGGATCTATCCCATGGCGACCATTGTCCACTCTCATTTATAAAGGCGTAGCCTTCGGCGGTAGAACCTTCTTCACCCTCTAATTCAACCTGACCACTTCCACCGAGCAGAAATTGCCCATACTGCGACATCATGAGCGTTTGATCGATGAAGTCTGGTGTACCAGATTGAGCAATCTTGTTCAAGCTAGCGTTGCGAAGCATGCACTTCGGCACAACGGCATGCATACACATCACGGGGAAGTGTACGTATAACATCTTTCCGTCTTCCATGCTTTTGACGACTTTACCCTCTTCTCCCTTTGGAACAATGAGAGCACCACCTCCACGCTCACGAACTTGAATGTCACTGTCGGCAACAACATCCGACCCAATTCCAAACAAAAGGGTCATATCACGCTCGGCTTCGTCGAGCATTGCACCTTCCTCCTCTGGCCACAGAGGAGGCATCTCAGTGGGAACATCAATGTTGGTGCGCTTACGTGGCTCACCGGCTTCCTTGTCGATACCCATCCAAGCATTGAAACGGCTGTCCTGCTCGTTATGCTTCGAATAGTTACGCCGGAAATTGAATGGATTGCGAGCACCAGGACTGAACATATGTTGATAATTGATGATTGGAGTACGTGGATAGTCTTCCTGTGAAGGCATACCTGATGTTGGAGGCGTAAACATACGTCGTGGCGGAAGTTCCTTATACAAGGAACCACGTTGAACAAGAGCCTCAACAGCCGAAGCACACATAACAAATGGCGCTTCGTTGTAGAAGAATACTGCCGGCTCCATAAGACTCTTATTACGCACAATGACAGGAACATCTATCCTGGCTTTGTGACCAAGAAGCGTGCTAAGTGTGACACCGATCTTAATTACACCCTCTTCGATAATACCATTCGAATCGGTGGCCTTCTTTACCATGCCATGGTACTCGAGCACTGGTCGAACAGGAAGACTGAATTTACCAAGAAGACCAGAGACAAGTTCCATGGCCTTGATATGGGCTCGACGA